ACTTGAACCTGCGCCGCTGCATCGGTTAACGGTAGGCCGAAGTAGTCTGCAAGTTTTCCCTCGATAGCATCGAGATCAATTGTCGTAAGTGGGAGTGTTAGGGTACTGGGGTCGTCGTCAGGGTTGACCCTTTCTCCCATGAATTTTTCCCAGTTATCCCACACGAGACGATTTGGGACGAAGAAATAGTGTATGTCTGCTTGAATGTTATCAAATGTTGGGTTTATTGGAGTTGCGAGGCGCATGAATAGAGTTGCGTTCATATTGAACGTGTCACCTGGGAGCACTTCATCCAGATAGAAGGGTATGAGTTTTCCCGCGTTCATCGTGGTTTTATAACCCGCCGATCGATCAAAGGTTGACCTTTGTACATCGGCTGTCGGTAACTGGCTGAAGTGCGCTTGCGCCGTTACCGTTTGTGGCTGCTGAACTATTGCGTTACCCATTTTGTGTGTTCTCCAACTGTTCGTTTGCAAACATATCTAAGAATGTTGCAATTGTAATTAAGGGTGATTTAGGGATTCTCATTTTTTCATTTTCTGGGTCGACTACCGCGACCAGGAGCAAATAATTGTCGTTGTCTATTTCTTCTGCTTTCTTTAGTGATTCTGCTAGTTCGTCCCATCCTGCTTCGAATGGTTCGGAACGGTTACCGTTTTGGTGATTTATGATCTGTATTACAAATTTACTTTTGTTCATATTTTATGAGCCTTTAATGATGCTTTCGCATTTTGATTTATCTGCTTATTTCGCAGTTGTTGTGGCGTATAACCTTTGAGGTATTTACGCCTGTTTCCGCTCACTGTATCTAATTGCACAGTTTCTGGGCGGTATTTGGTCTCTTTATTCCAGTCTAAATAGACTTTAGGAATTGGTAGTTGCTTCCCCTCTATAACGCAGGTTTCTAATCTTGCGAGCTGGTCTTGCATTCTGACTGCGTAATCGTAACCAATCGGTGGCCGCTTGGACATGATGCTAAATGTATCTGTATCGCCGAGCTTTTTGTTGACGTATCCGGCGACATAACATGCTGTGGCCATGGTGAAGTCTGCAATCGTGCATGTGCCGTGTGCCCAAATTCTATTGATGGCTGTATTCCCATACAGCTCGTCATCAATGTTGTAAGTATAGCCACCACGGAAATCCTCATTGAAGAGGATCATGTGGTAGTGCGGGCGGTTTGTTTTTTCGCCATATTCTCCGCAAGCGAAGTAGCGGAGTTTCCGATTCGAGTGGAATCGTAGGCGTTTTATGAATTTCTGAAGGTGTGTTTTTTGGAGGCTTTCTGGCGCCTCTTCGTAGGTAAGTGTGATAAAGCAGTTTCGATCGTAAGATTGCGATTCGTGATGCATACGAATGGCCCAGTCCATTCTTGCGCCTGCCCTGCATCCCTCGCATTTGCCACAGGGGACCATGAGGTCTTCGTCGATCTGTGTGCCTTTTTTCGAGAATGTTATTTCTCTCTTTCCGTTTTTGTTTTCTTCCTGCTCTCGCCATGCTGGGCGAAGGTAATAGCAGGTCATCGAAAAAGACCCGGGCGTCCCCGGGGTTGCTCAAAGACGGATTCCACCACGTGACAGCATCCTTTTCTGAGAGCTGTTCATTTTATGTGGTGTATTTGTTCGCTTGAAAGACTTTCCTGGCTTACCAGCCCGTTTTCTGCGCATTTACTTACTCCGTAAGTTGTTGTTTTTACTGACCCTGTCAGTAAGGCGGGAAGGATCAAGTGGGTTCCCGCCTTGGTAGGGTAAGGATTTTTTTGGGGGTCTGTCAACCCCCTAGTTTTTTAAGACTTCGCCAAGGTCTGACGACCTGGTCGAAGGTGACCCCCCAACCCCCTGCCAGCAGGGGGAGCTTAAGAGTTTCGCTTCGCTTATATGTGCTGCGCACATGAAAAAGGCCCTTTCGGGCCTTTTTTGTTTGATTAGTGGAGACGATTAGGTTGTTTGTTCGAGCTGTTCTGTCTCGGCTTGTTGCGCATTTTCGTTTTGACGCTGTTGCTCATATTCGTTTTTGCGTTTTTCTGCCTCTAGTTTTAGCTCTTCGTAACGGAGTTTTGCTTCGTCTCCTTTTCTGAGGATCTCCTGTAGATCCTGCTGCAGATCGGTAACGTCTGCATATTGTGGTTCCTGTGTGACTGGGGGCATTACCCCAGTCCTTGTGAATCTTTCCATGATTCTATTTACGTCTGTATCGTTTCCGAATACAGCTTGTGTTTTGCTTTCGCCCTCGATAATCGTTGGTACGCGAATTGTGTTGTATGCGTTCCTGATGATTCTCTTATTTTTCATAGTTATCCCATCCTCCGGGTGGAAGTATGTTTATGGACTCTAGAAAGTTTTCGAGTCCGTCGCCTATTGCTTTTTCTACTGTTTCTGCTTGTTCTCGCATCCATTTGTCTGCATCGATTGCAGAATTTATTGTGCCCATTCCTTTGTCCTTGACTTTATCCAAGAATTTATCGAATTCGTCTGGGGTGTTGATTGCATCCGCAATCGTGGTTCTGATCCTTGCGTTGGCTGAATCCAAGTCTGATCTGGAGTTTGCTGCTTTTGCTGTAGAACGGGCCTGTAGGCCCTGATCGACCATCAATTTTCTTTGGGCTTTCTGTGTTGCCAATCCTGAAGCCATGTTTGCGCTCGAGATCATAGACTCTAGCGTGTTTGGAATATTTGCGGTGCTACCACCTGGTGTTGAGGCTGGCGATCCTACTGCAAGTATCCTATTTAAGCCTGCGGCTTCTAAGTCTTTGGCGGCACGTTGATATGCCGTGTTGGAGAGTCGTTCCTGAAATGCGCGATTTCTCGCGCTTTCGTTTTTTGCTGATTTTTCACCTGTTATGTTTTGTACAGCGTTGCTGGCTATTTCGAATGGCTTTTTTGCGAAGTCAAAAATTCCCATTAGCTATCCTTTTTTTTGTCTTTTCGGTGACCCAATAGGATCACCAAGAAGACTGCGACTATGAATGCGTATACAACTTCTTCCATCAGAAGTGATCCACCAGGCCGGGTACTGAGTAAACCGGCATGGGTCGCGTGCATTTGAGGTTGAGCCAGCCATCAACCAGAAAATCTGGTTCAGATGGTACGGCTACGACTCTATCGATCGGCGGATTCTCATGTACGAAGTTACCGTTCAATGCTGGGAGTGTTATGTAGTCTTGAGCCAAATGCCAGGAGTCAAGTGATGCTGTTGCATTAGAGCGCATTTGACCCGTGATTCGACCTGGTCGAAATCTATATTCGGCGTAGCGCTCTTGATATCCCCAAGTTTCATCGTCGGCTGCTGTTCCGTCTACGAATATTTCCTTATTGAGTATTTGTTGTTCGCCCAGATGGGCGAGTGTTGGCCAGTAATAGTCATAGCGTGTTTGCCGTGACCACATTCTGTCGATACCGTTTTGGTATGTCAGGTCTGCTCTCGCGGACACGATCCCAAATACGAATCCATGCTCTGTGAATGAGTGATTGAAGCCACCTTTGATTACACCTTGTCCTACTGCGGACAAGTTACCTTGTGGTGTTAGGTTTTCGGCTATTCCCGTTGGTGACGTTTGTGCAATGGGATTGATATTTATCATCCCTGTGCCGCCGCCGATATATTCTGGTCTTTGAAGTCGTGCATCCGCGGACTGAACGCCAAAGTGGCTAAGTATCAGTTCTATATATCTTGTTCCGCCTCGGGCGTCACGTTCCAGCATTCGCTGAATCTGAAATGATGTGCGGATGTCGTTGATTGTTGCTGAAGTTGCTTCTTGAAGGTCTGCAGTAAGTCCTGAGTTAAGGAAGTGTGCTGCTGCTTCGTTGTCGTTGTCGAGTTGGAATCCCGCGTTGTTTCCGCCGCCAATTGGCTGATAGAGATACCCTAACGGGTCATCTTCTGAAATATAAGTTGTTGCGGTGCCATTCGGGAGTACTGGTGCTGAGACTCCTAGCGGAAGGAAGACCGGGTCTCCTTTTTGAGGCCACGGTAAGGCTGATGTGAAGTAATCCTTTCTTTTGTTTCTTTGCTGAATGGAGACATTTGTATAGTTTGATCCGTCGTCTCCTGATCCAAGGTTTGTTGAATCTTGAAGATTTTCGTCACGATACCAGTCGTCGTAGATTAATCGCATTCCTCTAAATGGTAATGCGTTGACTTGAACCTGCGCCGCTGCATCGGTTAACGGTAGGCCGAAGTAGTCTGCAAGTTTTCCCTCGATAGCATCGAGATC